AATATATCTTTTGAAACAAATATAATGAATTCAGAAGTACAACCTAAAAACGCTATTAATAAAATACAAAACAAAACAGAAAACAAATTTCAATTAACGGATATTGAAGCAGATCCATCAAAAGCTCAAACTCCTACTACAACTCAAAGATTATATTACAAAAAAAATATTATTGATCCTATGACTGGAAAAAAGAATTTTAAGTACGTAAGCATATTAGAATCCAATCAAAAGAGTGGAGAAACAGTTTTTGCAGCTTCAGATATTCAAACTATTGAGGAATTTTTGCTTTCTTTGAAATGAAATACAATTATTTTCTTTTTATAGTAGATAACCCAATTTGTAAAAACTATTTAGAATCTGAAGCATTCAAAAATAGTAAGGCTCAAAATAAGAGGATAAAATGGCAGAACAACTTTTTAAATTCCCAGGCTTCTTTGACAGAGAAATAGATTTGACCGCAGTATCAAGCGGTCCTGTTGGAGTTCCTGCCGGTATCGTCGGCGCTTCTGAAAAAGGTCCAGCATTCGTTCCATACACTGTTGGTTCTTTCAATGATTTCATACAAAAATTTGGTGATCTAAATGCGAAATTAGCTGCACCATATGCAGTAGAAAAATTCTTGGCAAACAGAAATGCATTGACTTTCGTTCGTGTTCTTGGCGCAGGCGCAAATCAAACAACTACAGACTTTGTTTCAACCAGAACAACTGGAACAGTAGTAAATGCTGGATTTAAAATTACTGGTTCTTTGAACGTTAATAAACTAGAACAAGGATATGTTCAATTTTTAACAGCCAGACATGATGTTACTGGTTCAGAAGCTGTTGGATTCCCAATGTTTACTGACAATAACAGTTATTTTTCTTCTGGTGCTCTTAATGAAGCTTATCTTATTCGTGGAGCTATATTCACAGCCGCTGATACTAGAATACAAGTTCTAGATTCAAATGAATCTTGGACATATAATGCAAATGATGTTGCAACAGCAAATTCAACTACAAGAAAATTTAGATTAGTAGTTTCAACATCACAAGGAGCAACATTTGGCAATGATGATAATTCTCCAGGAGTTAAAATCTATTCAGCAAGTTTGAATCCAAGTGACGAAGATTACTTTGCAAAAGTTCTCAATACAGATCCAGAGAAATTCTCTGAAGCCAGACATTACTTATATGCTGACTATGCAGTAGATAGAGAAATCGCTGTTGTAAGTACTGGAGTAAATGGAATTTGTATCGCATCAGGTTCGCTTAATACTTCATCAAATTCCGGATTAACAAGTCTTGCATTCCGAGATATGTTTGGTAAATTCAATACAAGATATAAAAATCCAAAAACAACTTGGTTTATTTCTCAACCATTTGGAAACACTGAATATAATCTATTTAGATTTGAATCACTTGATGATGGGCAATATGCAAATAGTAAGTATAAAATTTCTATTGCTAACTTAAATGCTTCTACAAATCCACAAAATCGATTTGGAAGTTTTGCAGTTTTAGTAAGAAATTTTGATGACAATGACTATCAACCAGAAGTGGTAGAACAATTTAACAATGTAAATCTAAATCCAGATTCAGAAAATTACATTGCTAAAATAATAGGTGATGCATCAGCAAGATTTAATTTTGATGCTGTTGATGTAAATGATAGAAGAATCATCATCGGCGGCAAACATCCAAATAAATCCAATTACATTAGAGTTGTAATGAATTCGGAACTAGAAAGAGGAAATGTACCAAGTACTGCTCTTCCATTTGGTTTCCGTGGACCAGAAATTTTAAAAACAAATTATCAATTAGCAGATACCGTACCTGGTGTATCATCACTTATTAGACTATCAGCAGTTGGTACATCTGGTGATCCAAGAGTCTTATCAGCAATCATTCCTCCAGTCCCATACAGATTTAAAGTAACCCGTGGTGCAGTAGATTCTGCTCCATCTTATACAGGCGAAGCAGGATTAACAGAGATTGCAGATTCTAGACTATACTGGGGTGTTAAATTTGAAAGAAATACTGATGTCCTAAATGCAAATGTAGAATTAAGAAAAAATAATTTAATACCATCTCTTACTAAATTCTTTGGAATTAAAGAACTTGATGCAGTAGTAACAGGTTCAACAAGTGATTTCTTTAATAGCAATAAGTTTACGCTTGCCAAAGTTGTATTAAGTGCTTCAAGTTATACGAATCTAACAAACACAGTTGATAACTACATGAAAGATGCCGCATATATAAGAAACGGCATTCCAGATGGAACAGATTATACCATAACAGATGGTGGAGCACCAAGGATAACTTTGGCAACATTGTTAAATCGTGCTTCAGGAAGTATATTCAACAATTTCTCTAACTATGCACAGTTCACCACATACATGTATGGCGGATTTGATGGTACAAATATCCTAGATAAAAATGCTGCTAGTTTCAATGATCGTTCAACATCAGCAGAATCTCGTGGTTCAATTTATGGAAATTGTGCTGGAGCATTCGTTTCTCCTGGTTTTACATTTAATCAAAATGGTACAGGAATACAAAACAACAATGTTAACTCATACAGGGAAGCAATTGATATTGTAACAGATCCAATGCTTTCAAATGCAAACATTATTGCAATTCCTGGACAAAGAGATCAATTGGTCACTGATTATGCTTTAAATGCCAGTGCGAATTATGGCATGGCATTATATACAATGGATATCCCAAATTACAATCAAAATGCTGATAGAATTTGGGATGGAGAAACGGTTAATACTGGAACAATAATCAGCATTGAACAAACAGCCGCTCAATTTGAATCAAGAAACATTGATAACACATTAGCTGCTGTATATTTCCCAGATATCGTTATCACTGACAATAACAGTCAAAGAAAAGTAACAGTTCCTGCCTCTGTAGCGGCTGTAGCGGCTCTTGGATACAATGATAAGGTCGCATACCCATGGTATGCTCCTGCGGGCTTTAATCGAGCCGCTCTCGACTTCGTATCTCTAACAAGAACAAGATTGAATCAATCTGATCGAGAAAGAGTATATGCAGCTAGAATAAATCCGATTGTCAAATTCCCAAGAGAAAGCTATGTGATCTTCGCACAGAAAACTCTTGATAATCAACAAACTTCTCTTGACAGTATCAATGTTCAAAGAATGGTTCTTGATGTTCAACGTCAAGTAGTTGATGTTGGTAATAGACTAATATTCGAACAAATCACTCCTGCATTAAGACAACAATTTGTTAAAAATGTTACCCCAATTCTAACAAATGTTCAAAACAGACAAGGATTACAACAATTCAAAGTTATTTGTGATGAAACAAATAATACTAACCTTGATGTAGAAAACAATAGAATGAATGCAAAGATTCTTCTTATTCCAGTTAAGGCAATAGAATTCATTGCAATCGACTTTATCATTACCCGTGCAGGGGTCCAGTTCGTATGATGGTAATAGTTAATAAAAGAAATTGGAGTTCATAAAATGGCGCAAATCAGCTTTAAAAGTCCCGGTGTTTCAGCAAGAACAATAAATCTAACTGGTCCCACAGCAATACAACCTTCTGGTATTCCAGCCGGTGTTGTGGGCACTTCTGAAAAAGGTCCGGCTTTTGTTCCTGTAACAGTAGCAACAACACAAGATTTTTTCGTAACATTTGGTCAACCAAATAATGATGCCTATAATGGTCCTTTAGCGGTTACTGAATGGTTAAGAAATCAACAATCAGCCACTTATATTAGAGTTCTTGGTGTAGGAGATGGAAATTCAAGAACCACTACTTCACCAAATTCTGGTAAAGTAACAAATGCTGGTTTCGTCGTTGGGGATCAACAACCACAACAAGCTTCACTTGGTGGTGCATTTGGAAGTAATCCTTATGCAAATCTTGGTGGCTCAACAGGCAGAACATACTTCCTTGGTTGTTTCATGAGCCAAAGTTTAAATTCTAATATCTTTACTGATGCAGGTTTACCAACTCGTGGTGTTCCAGTTGTAAGAGGCGTATTAATGGCTGCTAGTGGTGTTTTGTTATCATTGTCCAGCTCTTTTGCCGGTGTTGATAATGCAATTACGACAGCAACGGTTGGTACTGAAGCTGCTAAAAAAGGATCTATGACAGGTTCTTTAAATTTGGCTTCTTCAAGACAAGAATTCGTTCTATTACTTAATGGACACAAAGGAACAGATCCAACTTATCCATTAGCCATCACTGCTTCATTTGATGTAGAAGCACCAAATTATTTTAGCAATCTATTCAATACAGATCCATATAAACTTGAAGTAGCTGGACATTTGTTATATGCCGAATATCAAATACACCCAAGTATGGCAATTCCAACAGGTTCTGGATTTAATGGTGCAATAACAGGTTCAGCTATCCCAAGCTTACAAAATATAGCATTTATATTTACAGGTTCTCAAGCAAGAAACTTAGGAACTGCCACTGCTCCAAATTTTGAAAACTTTGAAGACAGATTTAGAACTGCTAAATCACCATGGATTGTTTCACAAAAATTCGGTGGAGCTGCGAGAAATCTTTTTAAAGTTTTCTCTCTACATGATGGTGCTTCAATCAATAACAAAATTAAAATTTCAATTGAAAACATTTCTCCAAAATCTGCTACAGATCCAGATCCTTATGGTTCATTTGATCTTTTAGTTCGTGATTTCAACGACAATGATAAAAACAAAGTAGTTTTTGAATCATTCAGAGGATTAAATTTAAATCCATCTTCTCCAAACTATATTGCTAAAGTTATTGGTGATTATAATACCTATTATAATTTCGATGCACAACAACAAAAATTAGTTACTACTGGTGATTTTGCTAATTTATCAAAATATATACGTATACAATTAGCTGATGAAGTAGCAACTGGAGAGGCTCCTGAAACATCATTACCTATCGGATTTAGAGGTGCTGCACATTTAGTAACATCTGGTTCTTCTCCTCTGCAAACCTATTCTGATTCAGTTTATTTTGGTAATGCTACTGCTGCTGCCGCATCGAATGTCGTTCAGATTCCAGTACCATTCCGAAATAATCTAAACAGAGGAACAGGAGCTTCTACTGTTGCAGATAAAGGATTATATTGGGGTGTTCAATTTGAACAAAAGACCTCTCCTCTAGAAACAAATAAAAGCAACACCCCAGATCCTACAATAAAAGGATTTACAGTATATTATCCAAATTATCAAAATGAATATGTAAATTTTATAGTTGAAGATAATCAAGGAATAGCTGATACAACACAAAATGGTATTCTTGATGCAGATCGTTTTAATAACAACGGTTTCTCACTTGAAAATGTTCGAATCAAATATCTTTCAGGTTCTAATCTTGCTGATACAGCACAAACAGTTAGTTGGAGCTATGTAAGAACTGGAAACATTACAGATGACACATCTGCATTTACAAGAGCTTTGACATTAAGTGATTTAGCTGATCCAACGGTCAGGCAGCTTGCTAAGTTTAATTTGTTTATACAGGGCGGATTTGATGGAGTAAGAATCTTCAATGAAGACACCAATGAATTAACAAATCAAGCTATCGTAGAAGAAATGTCAAAAGCAGATCGTGGAACCACTAATGGACCAACAGTTTCTTCATATGAAAAATCTCTAGATTTAATTGCTGATTCAACAGAAACAGATATTCAACTATTGACTATTCCTGGTATTCGTCATCCAATTATTACGGACAGAGCATTGCAAGTAGTAGAATCAAGATTTGATTCTTTATTGTTAATGGATATCCAAGAATATGATGTAAATGCAACTCTTGTAACCTCAAGTGTACAAGATGTTTCTGTTAGATATACGATAAATGCATTCAAAGACAGAGGATTGAATTCTTCTTTTGGAGCTGCATATTTCCCAGACGTTATAATGAGAGATGAATATAACAATGTAGTTCGTCAAGTTCCTCCATCTGTTGTAGTTCTTGGTGCTTTTGGTAAAAATGATTCTGTAGCTTATCCATGGTTTGCTCCAGCCGGTTTTACAAGAGGTGCTCTTGATACAACAAATGAATCATCATTGTTACTTTCAAGAGAAAATCTTGATGATCTATATTCTGATAGAATAAATCCAATTACTTCTTTCCCAGGAAGCGATGGAGTAGTTATCTGGGGTCAAAAAACAGTTCTAAATTCACAATCTGCTCTTGAAAGAGTAAATGTTAGAAGATTGTTAATTGATCTCCGCCGTCAAGTTAAGAGAATTGCAAATAGAATTATTTTCGAACAAGGCAAAGCAGAAACTCTTGCAAGATTTTCAAATCTTGTTACTCCAATACTTAAAAGAATACAAGATCAAAATGGCGTTGATCGTTATCTTGTCAAGATTGATACAAGTACAACAACACAAGCAGATTTCGAAAATAAGACGATCCGTGGTAAGATTTATATCCAACCAACTCGTACACTAGAATTCCTTTCTGTAGATTTCGTAATTACAAATCCAGGAACAATCTGAAAATAATTTAGAATAATAGGATATAAAATGCAAATTACAATAAAAGAACTAAAAAAGATGATTTCTGAAG